GTAGTCGTTGACGAATTGCATTCCGCTGATGTAGTCGCCTTCGGGGCCGTAGCGGGCTATGACGGTTGGCATGTTCCTCGACTGCTCGCAGTAGTACAGGTCGTGCCACACCGACTCGTATATGTGCGCTCCGAGGAACACGCATTCTGTGCAGTGATGGGGGTGTTTAGGTTTGAGGGGCATGGGTATCCTCGCTCAACGCTTTTAGGTCGTGCGCTAACTGTTCGCATTCGGTGTGGCAGTAAGCTTGATCTCGCCACACGTTTCTATCGGTTTCTTCCAGGGCGCTGTGCGCGTCCCCTGAGTGTGCGCAGTCGTAGCCGAAGGCCCAGAACGGTGACTGTGGTTTTTGTGGTACTGTGCCCGCGTAGGTCAGGCCCCCGTGGACGTCGATGCTACCGAGCATAGCGTCGTCGTATTCTTTCCCGTAGGCAGGGTGGTCAGAGGGTACACCGACGTAGCCGCAGTGAAATCCCATCGGCATTTGTAAAATCAGGGCGGGTAGGCCGCTTTTTGTGTTCCAGGCTTTGACTATTTTCGGGTTCATTGAGGACTCCTGCTATTCGCTCTGCGCATTATTTTATTTCTGTTTACTCCGCTCGATCAGCGTGTGGATGTACGCGCCAATGCTAACTATGAAGAAACTGATGGTGGCAAACCCGCCGTAGGTGACAGCGGCCCATTGGATGGTGCGTGTGGGTGGGTCGCTTCCCGGGATCAGCCACTGGCCGAACATGATGATACTGGCGAAGGTGATCGCGATGAGGAGGAAGGCGGCTATAGTCAGCAGGCCTTTTCCGAGTTTCTGTAAGTCACTGGCGAGGACGTAGATGACAGGTTTCATGGGTTACTCTCCTTTTTGTTCTCTGCGAGTGTGCGCATTACCAGTTACCTCCGTGAGTGTCGGCTTCGCCGAATGTGCATGGGCCACACAGTCCAGTGCAGGTCATGGTGGGTATGTCGCCGCAGTTGTCACAGGGTGTGCTCCAATCCGGGCGGGTGTCTTCGTTTTCCAGGGTCGTTGGGTCGGCCATAACAGAGGTCTCCGTGCTATTTGATAAGGTCTGCGGCGTATTCCAGCAGATAGAGCTTGGGGGCAAGCCAGATTTTGAGCCAGTCTAGGTGGCCGAACATTATGGCAAATGGGAACAGCAGGGCCGTGCCAACAATGAACGAGCCTATTACGCTGTAGTCGTTTCTGTCGCCGTCGCTGTCGAACCAGAAGTTCTGTTCGTATTTTTTGTAGTTGTAGCGTATTTCTGTTTTGAGTATTGGTGTCGGTTTACGCGTCCAGATGTACACCAGCGCACCGATAGCCATTGCGCTAAGTATTAAGCACAGGCTGAAGTAGATCAGGCTTTCGATGAAGTGCCACATCAGCAGCTGCTGGATGATATCGGGGCTTTGCTGTTGTCCGAACGCGACTGTTTCGTCGAGTCCGTTGTTGATTTTGCCGATGAACTCGGTGAGGGCTGCTTGGGTATCGGGGTCCACGGGTTACTCCTTGAGAAGCCCCAGCTGTATTAAGAGGCTGGTGTGGGCGATGTTGGCTTTGTCTTGAGGGATGTTATGCCGTTCGAGTAACTCCGCGGCTTTTTGCTCATAGGGCTGGGGGCGGCGGATTTTGTAGACACCTATTACTGCTGTTGGATGGCTTTCGACGATTGCCACGCCGTTTTTTCTGTATCCAATCAGGTGCCCGCTACTCCAGGGACTGTTGAGGATTGTTTTATACTCGACGGTTTCACCGGCAGGTATGCGTTCCGGTTCCAGGATGGTGTCGAGTGTGATCGGGTTCGGGTTCATTCTATTTGTGCCCCACACCCAGTAGTTTTGCCCGGAATACACCAATCCATCCCCGCCAGATGCATCTTCCCATCTGCCGTACGCTTTAACCTGGTCAGTGGCTGTGGCGAGTATGCGCAGGTGTGTTTTTTCATCGGGTATCAGAGACTTGTGGATGAAGTCACCGGTTTTTGGTTTACGGGCCATGGTGGTTTCCTTTAGGCGAAAAAATGCCCTGATGAACAGGGCCAAGGGTGGTGATGGTGGGGTAATACAGAATCACCCGGCTCGGATCGTCGAGGTCGTCAGCCAGTATCCCGTTGGGGTAGCCGCTCTGGTCGTGTCACGTTGCCAAACCGCCGAAGCGGGAGAGGAGTTTTGGGCTTCTGCTGCCAGTGTTACGTCGCCACCGCTGGCTGGGCTGATTAGGCGTGAGTCAGGGATGTCACGTTTAGCCGTACCTTTCAGGCTAATCATACGTCCGACTTGTTGGGTTACGCGCCCTGCGGGTAGCTACTCCCAAAGCAGGCTTGACTCACTGAATAGGGCTTTTAAGCAGTCACCTCCTATGTTCGCCCGTGGCCTTTGGGCTGAACTATATTGACAGAAGCATGACTGCTTAAAAGCCCTATTCAGTGCCCTCTGTTTTACTCGACAGAGGGAACGAGAGTTTCAATTTGTTAAAGAGCGGTTAATTCAGGCTGCTGATATTATCCGCCCTGCTGATATTATGCAACCGTTAATTAGGCTACGTTTGCGTGTTGTGCTTGTTGCCCCGCTCGGGTGTTACGGAACACACGGGCGCAGGCCGCTTCGTACAGCTGCTCGTCGGTGAGGTTGATGGCCGCCCCTGTGGCGAACAGGGCTTCGAGAGTCACCTGGCGCGTCAGGTACTCATCTACTGTGGTGGTCACGCGCTCCTGTAAACTGGGGCTGGACTGGCCGAAGACCACGCTGGCCAGCTGGCTCTTGTGATCGTCGATGTATTTCTGGGCACGCTGGAAATCGACGAACTCGGGATCGAACCCATACGGAGTCGCGTAGTTGGCCAGCCGTAGCTGGTACTCCACTTGTTCCTGTTTCAGCTGAGTGGCCAGGGTGTTGATGGCTTCGTTTGGCGTTACGTTTTTCTTGGTCATGGTAAGTCTCACTTTGGTTTGGGTAAGGGTGGTTGCGGGTTATTTGATATTGTTTCTTAGTAGCATTCGGATATTTACTAAGTATTCGCTCATTTTATGTCGGGTTTCTGTGTCTCCGTTCCAGTCGTTGAGCCGCTCTGCTTCAAGTATCAGGCGGTTAACGGCTTGGTAGTCTGGACACATTTCGTTTTTGAGTGTTCGGAGTGCTTCGATTTCTGTTGCTGCTTCTAGCATTTGGGAGGCGCACACGCTTCTTTCGAAGCGGTCACCGTTTATTGCGTTGATTGTTACGCTTGTTTTAAGGCGTTTTTCTATCGGTTGTGTACTCATGCGCTACATCTCCGAGGTTATGGGTTACTTTGCCGGTCTTTCCAACCGGCCTATCTGGTTTTCGAGCTTGGATACGCGCATAAACAGCCGATCGTTCTCCTGTTGGACGGTGTCTAGGCGCTCGTTCATGGCCCGTAGCTTTTCAGCCTCGTTCTCACGGGACTTGAGCGGTGGTGGGGTGTTCTGTCGCATCTTGGCGGCGTTTTTCCGGGTCTCATCGGCCTGCTGGAGCAAGGCTTTGACGCCTCCGGTGCGGATGATGGCCTCCGAGCTGCTGTGGAAGGCCTTTAATACGGCCTCCGCTTCATCCTCATCGCGGTATGTTCCGAGGTTGTATCTCACGCCGTTGAGGGTGACTTTGATGATGAGGCTGCCTGAGGGCAGTTTGTAAATACCACGTTTACGGGGCATGGCGTTCTCCCAAAGAATGGATGAGCTGCTGCTCTAAACACCGGCACTTCGCCTTCCAATAGTCGATTTCAGACAGTACCGGGCCGATTTTTACGGTGAACCCCGCGGGGCTTGCCGACTTCCAGGCGTAGGGGAGTAAAAGAATTGCGTCTTGTAGGCTGCTCGCGGGCGTTGACAGACTCTTTGAGCCGCGAGTGAAGGTATATAGTTGCATGATACACCCTTATTTGATGTAATTCCACGGTTTTATTGATAATGCGTGCAACTGCCAATATTTTCGTGGCGTCTGGGCACTGTAGGACAAACCCAGTAATGACAGGGCTTGCAGAGGGTTTTTCTTCAATATGACGTTGACACCAGTTACACGATTTTTATTCACGTGGACAAAATAAAACGTTAACGAACAAGCACATAGAGCTTGTAACTGCCAAGTGGTCATATCTTTCGTTGAATACCTGAGTTCAGAGGTCAGGCCCTTACTCGCTATCATGTTTTGTTCCGTGGGCTGAGTTTTTTCCGTTTTTCCAAAGTTGTGGCCACATGCTCTGTAGCCCTTGGTATGACTGGATTCTCTTCTTCGTGTCAATTGATAATGCGTGCAGCCGTATGTGACCACTTTTCGAGGGTCAATGAAATCAATGACTTACGTTCACCCCTCCCTCGACACATGGCCACATGTCAGAAAAAGTTGTGGCCACTTGCAAAACCCTCGTAACGTGATGATTGTTAAGGGAAAAAGCGAAAAAAAGCGCAAAAACCTGTTCAACGACATTTTGCCCGTTTCGTTGAAAATCCTCCCTAATAGATAACAATTGCACCTATTAGGAAGGACATGGTTCACAGTCGCACTTTAACCTGGCACGATTGATGCTTGTTAACAGATCACCAAACGTCGGAGGACGGTTAACCCTCCCTAAATAACACTTGACACGGAGCCAAATGCCATTTAGGGAAGGGCCGGAGGTCAACGAGGCGCGGTACGTTGCGCTCGCCACACCGGCAAGGGGTAGGAAGACACCCGCCAGAGGAGGCAGGAGGTGGGTCAATCTGCGAAACGCCCTCGTTGGAAGGCGCTTGACGGATTATGCTCGGCGATTGAACCGTTGATACATCCATTTTTCAGTGAGATCAACCACGTCAGCTAGGTCACTGTAGCTTTTGGACACATACCTCTCGCTGATGTCCATACTGTCGATGGCTGCGTACCACCTCCCGTCGAATGTCTGCGTGACACTCAGCTCTACTTCGTGCTTGGCTGCCTCGCGGGCCAGTGCATCTAACCTTAACCCATTGTCGTGAAAACTCATCTTATTCTCCTGAATGCTTGACACGATGCCACAATCCCTAAATTCACAGTTGCCTCGATCGCCATATTGTTCCATAACCCTCTACACACGACACACTACCCATAACACACGACACCCACACACCACGACGCCGACGCAGTGACGGCGTGACGCTGACGCTTAGTGGGTCTGGTGAATCAGGGCGTTATCGCAGCCCTACGCGCTACGGACATCGCAGAGCGGGCCACGTTCCCCGCGCCTACGGGCGTCGTCAAAGGCCTTGTCGCGGGCACTGATGATACCCATACCATTGCACACGAAACACTTGCCTATGTCTCCTGTGGCTGGATTAAACCAGCGTCCTGGCCGGTTGGGGTGGCAGTGCTGACACTTACCACCGATCACGACCGGCTGGCGCTGGTACTTGGTGATCTGCGTGATATTACTCGCAGGTTTCGGCGCGGCCAGCACGGCGTAGAGGCGGATGACGATTTTGCCGTTGCGCACCCGAAGCCGAGGCTTGGGTGCGGCTACTTTCTCAGCGGCCCGTTTTGCCCGCAAAGCATCAGTGAATGATCCCATGATGTACTCCTTATAATGAAGGGGCCGAAGCCCCTGTTGAGTGAGTGGTTAGAACAGCCAGTCTTGGTCAGGATCGCCTACGTCTTCTTCGTAGTCGCGAGCCATGAACCAATAATCCTCGTCAGGGATGCGGTCTATCAGAGCCCCCGACTCGCCCTCATCCCCTGAGAACCGGTAGTCGAGGGACAGAAGCCCCTCACTGTCCGGCAGCTCGGCTGGAATGTCCCTAGCGTGATCGCGCAGCCACTTGGCGGCGCTCATTGTGTGTTTGCCTGTGCCACGAGCGCCTCGACCACGGCACGTTCTATTGGGTGCAGGTCATCCATGATGGCCGCAGACAGCTCAACCCGAGTCTCGAACTTCTCTGAGCTTCTCGTCGCCCGAACAGTCCCCATTACCTTCCGTATCGCACGCGCCTCATCTTTGGCGATTAGATGAGCCATCGCTTCCTCTTTATCAGTGACTGCGATGAAGGTGCGACCTTCATCGGGCGTCTTGTAGAGGTACGGAGCCTCTACATCGAACTCATTGAGGGCGGCGACCATGGCATCCGTGAACTCTTCCGCTTCGGTCTCGGCGTCTTCGAACGCCACAGCCATTTCGTCCATAGCGTTGAGTCGGTCGATGTGTGCTTCCTCTATAGTGAGGCCGCACAGAATGCGCGAACCGAACGGGCCTTCGTAAGCACCCAGCTCTTCTCCGTCATAGACGGGGTCTTCTTTGTTAGGACGCGCTGCCTCGTCGTAGTAGTAACGCTCCCATGACGCGATAGGACGTTGCGCCTCAGCCCAGAACATCGCGCTCTTGCCCCAGTAGTGCTGAAGGTTGAACAGCGCCCGTATGGCGAACTGCGCACCGAGCGTGGCCCAGAAGCTGTCACCTGTTGGACTCTCCAGATGGGCAATGCCGCGCACTAGAGACGCCTTTTGTTTCTTACCATTGACGGTGATGACTTTTGCTTCGTCCAGATCGTTCACGAAGCGATTGTGATGCTCCACAACTTTCAGGCGGTACGCCTTAGGCATAGAGAGCCACACCTCACGGGCAGCAGCGACGGCTTTGGACTCGCGGCCACGACGAACCAGTAATTCTCGTAGGTCCACGTTGTCGCGCAGATGCACGGTGAGCTGTGCCTCTGTTTCCACAGCCGAGAACATGCCGTCTCTGCCTTTTAGCGAGATGACGCTGAACTTAACCGGGTTGAGGTGTCGCGAGGCGATGGCAGGGTGCAGGATCAGCGCCTTGTTGATAGCCTCGATGGCGCTGTCTAGCTCTTGGTTACGCGTTTCCCACCACGCATTCATCGGTCCGGGTGAGCGAATCTCACGGCTGGCGTGAAATGCCTGAGCTAAGCCAGTGAAACTGGCGTCGTTGAAGGCGCGTTGCATCGCCATGCCGGTGTATTGCTTGGTTTCTGCGGGTGTCAGGCCGCGAGCCAAGGATTCGTTGATTTGTGTCAGTACAGTCGATATAGTTATGTTGTTCATAGTAGATACCTGAGTGTTGTTGGATTGCGTTTCGTTGCTTTTGACGGTTACGTTGCTCATTTCAATTACCTCGATTGTTGTGAACACGCGCCGAGGCTGTAACCTCGGCGCACTCTGCTTCACTGTGGCATCCAGCCAGTTCATCCAGTCCGCTGTCCATAACGAACCATGCCAGGGCCATCACTACGACCCAGAGCCCGAATGTCTTCATACGGATTCCTCCATCTCGATCAGCAGATCAAGAATGTCATCGAGCACATCCATGTCCGCGCCCTTGTACTCAGCCAGCCAGCGGCTGACGTTGGCCCAGGTAGCTGGCACCTGACCGCCTGACATCTGCTTGAAGTCGAGGGCTATCTCCATCAGTGAGTCGAACTCACCGTACTGGCTGAGTGCGTGGGCTTCCTTGAGTGCTTGGTCTGCGATGTAACGCAGGTCACTGGCGAGGAACGACATGCCTGTGTCCGTATCAGGAGCAAGGCTATTGTTGTTAGGTGTGAGTGTTACTGCTGAGCTGAAGTGCTTAGTCATGTTGCTTACCTCGTTGCATAGTTGATGACCCCCCACCGGGGGCCTTTGACAAGGTTCCTTGAGGCCGAAATTGACCCAGGACTGGAGCTGAACCCGAATCGGGAAGCCGCCGCCCACTGAGCAAGGAACACACCACGTCAGTCGGCAAATGCCCCATATTATTTTCCATAGGGAAAAAGGTCGCTTTGGGATTTTCCATAGGGAAAAAGGTCGCTTTGAAAACGGGTCGCTAAAAATTTTTTCTAAAAAATCGGACGTTGCATAATATTCGCTCTGCGCATATCATAGACATGTCCTTTATTTGGGTAAGGCGAGGCGAGAGCCATTTTGCCCCGCACTGCGGGGCTTTTTTATATATGGCAATAAACCAAGAGCTTTACGACGGTCAGGTGAAGAACATCCGTAACGACCAGTTGATAACGACACAGCAAACACCACGGCTCACCAGCCAAGAACAGATGCTGGTTGCCGCTACGAACGCCGGGGCTTCCATCACAGAAGCTGCCCGGCGTTGTGGTTTGTCCCCCCTGATGGCGAAACGGGCACTGGAGCGCGAAGACGTTCAGCAAAGTCTGCATCATTACCAGGAAGAGTTTGCCCGTGACATTTTGCCTCGCGTCAAATTCGACCGTGACGATGCGCACCACATGTACATGACCGCGTATCGCGGCAGTGCTAACGCTACCGAACAGATCAAGGCAACGGACTCGTTGGTGAAGCTGCACCGTCTGAACGAACCTGAGAAAAAGGCCGAAGAGAAAGAGATCAACACCTCCAAGCAGTTCGAAGGCATGAGCGTGAACCAGTTGCTCAAGCTCGCGGGTTATAAGCTGACCGGCTTGAACCCAGAGGATATCGAGGACGTTGAGGACGCAGAGGTGCCTGACTGATGGCGGTGCGTCAGGTGCTCAAAGCGGTTTGCAAACTGTGTCATAAAGAGCATCCGCGTACTCTGTTCGCAGAGCCGGATATTTGTTTGTTCTGTCGTCAGGAGCAGCAGAACAAAGCCGACGCTGTAGCGGAGCAGAACAACGAGGTTCGCGAAGAGGACCGGCGTAAGCACGAGCAGACAGAAGCTCGCGAACAGCTCCGTGCCGAGATGGCGGACCTTCGCAGAGAGCGCAGCAAACGTGAGCTGGAGCGGGAGGCACAGCAGGCTGCGTTCGACCCAGCGGTTGCCGCTCGACAAGAGATCGCTCGGCGTATGTTGGCCAAGCGCCACCTATTGCCGTTCGTTCAGCGCACACAGCCGGACTATCAGCCAGGGTGGGTGCACAAGGACATCTGTGAGCACCTCGAATGGTTCAGTGAAGCGGTGGCGGCAGGACAGAGCCCGCGCCTCGCCGTATTTATGCCTCCGCGGCACGGTAAGCAGATCGCAGACTCTACAGCTGTGCTGACATCTGGCGGGTGGACGACCCACGGCCAGTTAAAGGTAGGCGACGAAGTATTTCACCCGTCCGGTAAGCCAGTGGCGGTGCTTGGGGTAAGTGAGAAGACTCCGTCTGACTGGTTAGTAACTTTGGCGAATGGTCAACAGATACGCTGCCACGGTAACCACGAGTGGACAGTATATGACCAGGCTTACGGCAAATATCGCACCGAAGAAACCCAGTGGTTTGCTAAGCAGACAAAGTTCGGTAAGCAGCGCGATCTGACACCCGGGGGGCGCAGCACCTATCAGTTACCAGCTGTTAAGGCGCTAGAGTTCCCGGAGCGAGCCGACCTGGCGATGGACCCATACACATTGGGTGCATGGCTTGGTGACGGCAGTCGTACGAAGCCGTGCATATCTTATGACCGTCGCGATGCGGCAGTTATTGAGCGCATCGAAGTCGCAGGGTACCCAGTTAGTACGGTATGTGAGCACAATACTACCGGCGTGTTGACGACACATTTTGGCGGCCCTCGTCCGAATGTGGCAGGGCGCATGACATTGGAGTTGGGTGAGCTTGGGCTACGCGTTAGCAGTACCGTTGGATATAAATTTATACCTGAGCAGTATTTGCGCGGCAGTATTGCCCAGCGCCTTCAGCTATTAGCTGGGTTAGTGGACACCGATGGGCACTGCGATAGCCACGGCAGGTGTCGTTTTACGACAGCCGATAAGGTACTGGCCGATGGCGTTATGGATTTGTGCGGCACGTTAGGGTTCCGCCCTTACATCACGCAGGTAGAACCGACGTTATCGAGTTCAGGCATCCAGGGTATGCAGGCGTATTTTGTGGTGGGGTTCCAACCAACAATGCCCATCCCTTGCGCACTGCCTCGTAAGGTTTCGCCTCGTTTTGCTCAGCAACGGCGCATAGGCATCGTTTCCGTTGAATATGTGCCGAACGGTGAGGTAGGGCATTGCATTCAAGTGGATAGTGATGACGGGCTGTATTTGGTGGGCGAGAAGTTGACTCCTACCCACAACTCCCAACTGGCGTCCATCTCATTCCCAGCGTGGCACCTGGGTAAATACCCCCACCACGAGTTCATCGCGTGTTCGTACTCCAGCGCATTGGCGTTGAAGTTCAGCCGTAAGGCGCGTGCGTTGGTTCGTGAGCCCGGGTACACCCAGGTATTTGAGAACTTCGGGCTGGACGCAGATTCGCAATCGGCAGAAGAGTGGCTAACGACTGCCGGTGGCGGCTATCGCGCTGCGGGTGTCGGCGGACCTATTACGGGTACCGGTGCGTCGATATTGCTGATCGACGACCCCGTCAAGAACCGCGAAGAAGCGGAATCAGAAACCACCCGCTCTTCCGTCTGGGACTGGTACACCTCCACTGCCTACACGCGGCTTGCTCCGGGCGGCGGTGTCCTGTTGATCCTGACCCGGTGGCACGACGACGATCTGGCCGGACGACTGATGACGGCCATGGCGGCGGACGAGGGTGACGAGTGGCGGGTGGTGAACTACCCCGCGGTCGCTGAGACCGATGAGCTGTACCGCAAACAGGGGGAGGCGCTGCACGAGGCGCGGTACCCCCTGGAAGCCCTGAACCGTATCAAGAAAGCCGTAGGTTCGCGGGACTGGTCGGCACTGTATCAGCAGAACCCGGTACCGGACGACGGTGCGTTCTTCACCAAAGGTATGTTCAAGCGGTATGGACTGCGGGAAGCCCCGCCGTACGACGAGATGATTTTCTACACCGCGTGGGACTTGGCGGTGGGGCAGAAACAGATGAACGATTGGTCGGTGGGTATCACCGTGGGTATTGACCGGGCTGACAACATTTACGTCATCGACGTGCAGCGGGGCCGGTGGGACTCACTGACTCTGGTAGAGAAAATGCTGGACTCGTATCAGACCTGGAACCCGGCCATGACCGGTATTGAACGCGGGCAGATCGAAATGTCCATCGGCCCTCTATTAATGAAACGCGCGCGGGAGCGGCACTTGAGTGGTTTTGGTTACGAGCCACTGAAACCGGGTAAGAACGACAAAGTGGCGCGAGCCCAGTCGATCAAAGGTCGTATGCAGCAGGGGCGTGTGTTTTTCCGCGCCGGTTGTGACGTTACCCAGAGTGTTATTAACGAGATGCTGCGTTTCCCAGCCGGTGCTCACGACGACTGCGTCGATTCCATGGCCTACATCGGCAAACTGCTGGATCACTTCGCGGTGCCACGCGCACCGAAAACCGCGCCCAAGAAATCTTGGAAAGACAAACTGCCGCACTCAGCCCGAAGCAGTCGCCTCGGGTGGCAGGCGGCGTAGGAGAACAGGATGATTAAGTGGCTGTACAACCATTACGTGCTTAGCGGCATGATCGTCCTTTACTACATGGTCTTGCTGGGGTACGGCACGATGCAGGTGTTCGGCAACCTCGAACAAATAACCGCTCCGGTGGCGTCGGTGTACCTGGCGCTGATCGGTCTGCCACCCGCAGGGATCGCGCTGCTGATGGGACGGCTGGGGACTAAGCATGAGGATTAAGCTGCTGGTGGCGGCTTTGTCCGTACTGGGTTTATTGGTCCTTGGGTGGCAGGGCCGAGGGTGGTACGAAGACAGCCAGGACTTAACCGCAGAACGGGCACGGCAGGAGGTACTCGACGCAGTGCGTGAGTCTATTGCCAGTGTGGGTCAGCTGGTAGAACAGCAGCGGGCTGACCTGCGAGTGAAAGAACGCGTCATCGACCGAGGTGTTATCCGTGAGATACACAAAACTGTTTATCGTGACCGTGAGTGTTTTGAGCCTGAACTTGTCCGGTTGCTCAACCTGGGGGCTCAAGGTCGAAGCGCCGACTTATCAGGAGAACTTACTGGTGATTTGCCCAGAGGTACTTCCGGCGCTGATTGACGGGCGGGCGGACACTGCGGCACTGACACTGCGCGAGACGCAGTCGATTTATTTTGAGTGCGCCATACCTCACAACGGTCTGGTTGACGCTATTCGAGAGGCGCAGGAATGAGAGTATTTACTAACGAAACTGACCGGGGCAGCGGCGACTTTGGCTTTACTGGGGAGAATACATAATGGCTGGAGCGGCTACTAAGGCTGTGTCGGAAACCGAGCGTACGCTGGCTCAACGCCAATGGCAATGTTATCTGCGCGACCGGGACGCAGGGCACATTGACTATATAAAGGACGCTGAGAAATACCAGAACTACTACATGGGTGAGCAGTGGGAAGCGGCGGTTCTCAAAAAGCTGGAGGAGGAAGGCCGCCCTGCGCTGACCATCAACTTGATCCTGGCGACGATCAACGCGGCCCTTGGTGAGTATTCCCAGCGGCAGGCCCGGATTGCGTACAAGGCGAAGAACGACAAAGCCCACGACCTCAGCCAGATTATGACCAA